CGGGATGTCATCGTTGAAGGTGAGAGTGGCATCCTCGCCACCGCACGTCACGACTTCAGGCCCAGCTACATCTCGTCCAAGCGTCGCGTCGAGTGGCCCAACGGGGCGCGGGCCTTCCTCTACTCAGGCGAGGAACCCGACCGCTTGCGCGGGCCTCAGCACGACGCGGCGTGGTGCGACGAGCTTGCCTCGTGGCGGCACCCCGAGACGTGGGACATGATGCTCCTCGGCCTGCGCCTTGGGCGTGACCCTCGCGCCATCGTGACGACGACGCCCCGCCCGACGCGCCTCGTGCGACGCATCGCCGAGTCGCCTACGACGGTGACGACGGTTGCTTCAACCTACGCCAACGTGGCGTTCCTCGCCCATCAGTTCATCGACGACGTGGTGGGCACCTACGCGGGCACGCACCTCGGGCGACAGGAAATCTACGGCGAAATCATCGAGGACATCATCGGCGCGCTGTGGAACCGAGCGATGCTCGACACGTCGCGCCTCGCCGCCGCCGAGAGCGACAACGTGCGCACGTCGTTGACCAGCATCGCCGTCGCCGTCGACCCCGCAGTGACCAGCGGTGAAGCGAGCGACGAAACTGGCATCGTCGTGGTCGGGTGTGACGACGCGACACCGCCTCATGGCTACGTCCTCGAAGACTTGAGCGGGCGCTACACGCCCGACCGGTGGGCGCGTATCGCAGTCGAGGCGTACCACCGTTGGGGAGCTGACCGCGTGGTGGCTGAGGTGAATAACGGCGGCGACTTGGTTGAGCACACCATCCGCACGGTCGACCCGAACATCTCTTACCGCAAGGTCGTCGCGTCGCGCGGCAAGTGGGTTCGTGCCGAACCCGTCGCCGCCCTGTACGAACAAGGCCGCGTGCATCACGTCGGACTCTTTGGTCCCTTGGAAGACCAGATGTGCAACTTCACGCCCGACCTCGACCGCAAGGCCTTCGGCTCGCCCGACCGCGTTGACGCGCTCGTCTGGGGTTTCACTTTCCTCCTCATCGGAAAGCGCGGGCGCAAGGTCGCGGCGTCGCGTACAGGCTGACCGCGTTGTCGGGTGCGACAACGCATCGCTGGCGCTTGAACGTTTACAGGAGTTGACTCCCACCGGTTTCTGTCGATGATGTAAGTGACACAGGCAACGACCGGAGGAACGACATGACCGTCAAATTCGACATTCACGATTACCTCAACAGTCACCTCGAAACACCGCGTGGGCGCGGGGGATGGATGTTCGCCCTCGACCTCGACGAAGTCGACCACGGCGATTACTCCAACACCATCTCCAGCCCGAGCATGACCTACACCGACGCCAAGAAGTGGGCGCGCAAGGAAATCACCGCCCGGATGCTCGCCACCGGTCACCTGCTCCCGCGCGAAATCACTCTCTATGTCCTCGCCTAATCCGACACTGAAGGAAACGACGATGACGCGAACGAACGACGAACTTGCCGCCGAAGCACTCGCGCGCGTGTTCCTCGTCGCCCAGCGCAGCGTCGACGCAGGTATGCCCGCGCACGTCGCAATCCGCGCCCACATCGCAACCCTCAAGGACGAACGCCCCGAGGTCTACGGCCTCATCGTCCGCCATGCCGCACGGCAACTCGTCACAACGCTCAGCGTCGTCGACGTTGAAGCGGGAAGGGAACTTCCATGAGCGAATGGCTGCACTTGTCGACGACGAACGACACGAACGGCAACCCGCGAAGGCTCTACGTTGAGGTGGTCGACGGCGACTTCGGCGCGGTCGTGGACGAAGGCTACGAAGGCGTCGCCGTCGCGCATCGCGCGGGGATGCCTCGGACTTACCACCCCGTCGCCATCAGCATCACGCCTGCAGAGTACCGCGACTTCAGGCGACTCATGAAAGAAACATCATGCCGCACTACGTCGTGACCTTGCTCACCGACGACCGCGACATCTCGCAGGCCGTCGCCGTCGCCGAAGTGTGGACCCAGAACGTCGACGACGCCATCACCAGCGCGCTCGCACAGGTCGGGATGCAATACCCGTCGTTCGTCGAATTCGTCGAACGTGCGCACGTCGTCGCCGACGACTGCACGTCAATCATGCGCGACATCCCGTACTCGCGCCGCCTGTTGTTCATGCCTGACGGGGCGTGAAAAAGGACGCGTTCCAACGCACGGTGGCGCGACGCGACAGGCTCACGCATGTACCACGTCGCAAGCGTATGGCCAACGCGCCACCGTGCGCCCACGTCGCGGTGACGACGCCCACGCACGGCGTCGCCTGCATCGACAACGACCCGCTCGTGCGTGAACGTTCACAGGTATTGACTTCTCCGGTGGTTTGTCGATGATGTACGCGACACAGGCAATCCGAACCGGAGGACGACATGAACCGCGAAACGGCAAATACCTTGCGGGCGGGCGACCGCCTCATCTTCAACGAGGGCACCCAATACGAGGCGCGGGGCGTCGTCGCATCGCGGAAGGGCCGGGTCATCTTCGTGTCATGGGACGACGGGCAAGAAGGTGCCGTCCACGTCGACGAAATGGCCCTTTTCCGCATCGACGAATTCGCCACCGAGCGCGCGGTGCAGGAACGCGAAGCCTGACATCACCGCGAGTACGCGACACAGGCACCCCAAGGAGGAACGATGTACCACGCTGACATTGAACGCGCCCGCTGGGGCAACCCAGGCTTCGCCGTCCTCGACGACACCGGGGACGAGGTGTGCCGCGCTTACCTGCGCAAGTACACCACCGTTGACGACGACCCGCAGTATCCGTGTCGCGTCGACTTCTACGGTTACCGCGAGGGCGCGGATGGCGGGCACGTCTACACGACGCACGAGGACGCCGCCCTCGCGCGCCGCACTGCGGTCTCGCTTGCCGCTGGCCTGAACGTCGTCGACCCTGGCGGTCGCCGCGATTGACTTCACGCGACATCACGACGCGCGAACGCGGGCGCACCACGCGCCCGCTTTCGTTTGCCCTCACGCGCGTCCGTGCGTAGACGCAACCCCCGTCGTTTCCATGCGCCTTTCCGCGCCTAGACCCTTGAGCGCGATGTACTACATTCGTTCACGTATGGCCGTCGCGTCCACGCGCGTTAGAACGCGTCACCGCTTGACGCGACGACGCGCCGAGATGCAAACTGTGCCCGATGGCGACACTGCCCGACCTTCAACGTGCGTACAACGCGCTCAGCGCGAAGGCGATGCCGTATCGGACGCTCTGGGCGTATTACGACGGCGACCAGCCGCTTCGGTACGCCAACCCCAACCTCAAGACCAAGTTCCGCAAGCTTGTCGAGCACTTCACCGCCAACTGGTGCGCTGTCGTCGTCGATTCGCTCACCGACCGCCTCGACTTGTCCGGCCTGTCGCACGAGGACAGTGACGTAGCTCGGCGCCTCGCCTCTGCTTGGGACATGGCCGGAATGGACGTTGAGGCCGAGGAAATTCACAAGGCGGTTGGCGTCACGGGCGAGGGGTTCCTTGTCGCCGACGTCGACGACGATGGCACGACGGCGTTGTTCTCTAACCCGCCCGAGATATGTCACGTCTTCTACGAGTCGTCCAACCCCAAGCGCAAACGCTTCGCAGCGAAGTGGTGGGTGGACGAATACGACGGGCGCCGTTACATCAGTTTGTATTACCCCGAGCGCATCGAGAACTACGTGAGCAAGCGGCAAGCCGACGATGTGCAGTCGGCCAGCTCCTTCGAACCGACCGAAGAAAGCGAGGTCGTCAACCCCTTCAGCCCGGTCATCCCCGTCTTCCACTTCAGGCGCGACCGTCGCAGCGGCAAAGGCGAGTTGCAGAACGTCATCGACCTTCAGGATGCATTTAACAAACTCTTCGCCGACATGATGATGGCGTCCGAGTTCGGTGCCTTCAAGCAACGCTACGTCATCAGCAATGCCGACACCGCCAAGCTCAAGAACGCGCCCAACGAGATATGGGAGATTCCCGCCGGTGAACAGGGAGAACAGCCGACCACGGTGGGCCAGTTCGACGCGACCGAACTGTCCAACTTCACGACGGCGATGGACTTTGTGGCGAACAAGGTGGCTGTCGTCACACGGACCCCGAAGCACTATTTGCTCGCGACGGGCGGGGACCCGTCGGGCGAAGCGTTGCTCGTCGCCGAATCGGGGTTGGTCAAGAAGACGCTGAGTTATCAGAGGCGACTTGACCCCGTGTGGACGGAGGTCGCCCTGTTCCTGTTGTCGCGCGAGGGCATCACGACCGACCGCGCATCGATCAAGGTGACGTGGAACGACGCTCGCACCGTGCAGCCGCTCGCGGAGGGACAAGCGCGGCAACTCGCCATCGCCGCTGGCATCCCGCTCAACTTCTGGCTTGAGCATCGTGAGGGTTGGACGCCTGACGAAATCGCCGACATGAACAACGCCGCCGCCGAGGCGCAGGCGAGACAATCGTTGAGCATGGGCGAAGCGATGGTTCGCGCCATGCGCGACTTCAACGGCGGCGACAACGGCACGACGGTGAAGGGGGGAAGCGTTGCCTCTCCAACAGTGTCATCTGGGGGGTAAACCCGGCTGGCGTTGGGGCGAGTCCGGTCAGTGTTACACCTACACTCCCGGCGTCGCGTCGTCTGAAGCGGTAGCGAAGAAACGCGCGATGGCTCAGGCTGTCGTCATCTCTCGCTCGCAGAAGTCCAAGGGCGAGAAGCCCGACCTCGAGGTCTGACGTGGCCGAAGTACCTCGCGTCGTCGCCATGGCCCGCGAGTTCAAGGCCGACCTCGCGCGACGCGAAGAAGCCAACGTCGCGGAGATGGGCGCTCGTTACAAGTCGGTGGTCAAGAACCTCGAATCGTCCATCGAAGCCCTCGCCGCTCGCCTCGCTCACGAGAAGGAACTCGGCATCATCCCCACCAAGGGTGCGCTCTACCGCATGAACCGTTACGCAGAGTTGCAGGCGCAGATGGCGCAGGAGATGAAAGCGTACAACGTATGGGCACAGGCGCGAGTCGAGGCGACACGTCACGACATGGCGGGCATGGGCGTCAGTCACGCCGACAGGCTCGCCGCCGCGTCGGGCCTGCGCGTCGCCATTGACAAGCTCCCGAAGGCGAACATCGAACAGATGGTGGCGCAGTTGCAGAAGGACGCGCCGCTCGGGGAATTGCTCGTCAAGGCGTACGGTGACTCCGCCGATGAAGTCGCCAACCGCTTGCTCGACGGCATCGCCCTCGGCCAATCGCCGCGCACTGTCGCCGAGAACGCATCGAACGCGCTCGGCATCCACCTTGACCGCGCTTTGACCATCGCCCGCACCGAGACGCTGCGCGCGTACCGCGAGCCGCAGCTTCAACGTTTCACGCAACTCGGCATCACCGAGTACAAGCGCATCGCCACTCACGACGAGTTGACTTGCATCGGGTGCCTCGCCGAGGACGGCGAGGTGTACTCGACTCCGGACGGATTCGACGCGCATCCAAATTGCCGTTGCACGGCGGTGCCCATCGTTCCGGGGGTTGAAGCGCCCACGTGGCAAAGCAGTCAAGACTGGTTCTCAAGCCTGAGCGACGCACAACAACTTGCCATGATGGGGCCGGGAAGGTATGAACTGTACTCAACGGGACAAGTCGGTTGGTCCGACCTCAGCGCGAGGACGTGGGACGACACGTGGGGAGGGGCGATAGGCCCCGCGAGCGTGTCAGACCTTCGCGCAATCGCCCAAGCCGCCGAGAAGGTGGCGTGACTCAGGAGGCCGTGATGGCAAAGAACGCCAATGACGACGCGAACAACGCGCAGGGGACACCGTTTCCGGGAGGCGACGACGCGCAGGACGACGGCGCAAACGACGGGTCGCAGACGCCCGAGAGCATTGAGGCGTGGCTTGAGGAGAACGACGCCGACGGCGTCGTAGGTCCTCTGGTCGAGGCGAAGGTCCAAAAGCTGATGACCGCGCTTCAACGTGAGCGCGAGAACAACAAGACGCTCAGTTCGCAGTTGCGTGAGGCAGCGAAGAACATGCCGAGCGACGACCTCAAGAGGCAATTGGAAGCAATCGCCGACGAGCGTGACGCTGCGGTCAGGCGTGCGGACTTCTACTCACTCGCAGTGGCGGCAGGCTGTACGAACGTCGACGCCGCTTACCACATCGCGGTGGGAGAAGGTGCGTTCGACGCGTCGGGGAGGCCGAACATCGAAGCCGTGAAGGCGAAGGTGCCCGAACTGTTCGGCCAAAAGACGACGCCGGGAACGACGAACGCCGGGCGCGGGGCGAACGGGAAACCGCCTGCGTCCAAGACAATGAACGACCTCATCCGTGAGGCGGCGGGCGCAAAGGTCTGACCCGCCGAGGAAAGGAGTAGCAACGCCATGGCTTTCATCTCTGCATCAGGTGCGGCAGCCCTCGTCCCCGAGGACTACGTGAGTGAAATTCAGAAGTCGCTCGACGAGGGCGGTTCGAAGGCGCTCACGCGCATGAGTCGACTCCAGAACATGAGCCGCGCGCAGACGCGCATCCCGGTCCTGTCGGCTCTCCCGACCGCTTACTTCGTGAGCGGGTCGAAGACGACCAACGCGCCGGGCAAGAAGAAGACGACCGCGATGGAGTGGGCGAACAAATATATCAACGCAGAGGAAATCGCGGTCATCGTGCCCATCGGCATGGACTTGCTCGACGATATCAACTACGACATCTGGGGCGAGGTCAAACCCGCCGTGGTCGAGGCGTTCGGCGTTGCGCTCGACGCCGCCATCTTCCATGGCACGAACGCGCCCGCCTCATGGCCGGCTGACATCATCACCGCCGCGACCGCTGCCGGTAACGTCGTCACGCTCGGTGAGCGCGGTGACATCTACAACGATTTGCTCGCCCCCGGTGGCGTCTGGTCGGTCGTCGAGGACGACGGGTTTGTGGTCGACGGCGCGGTGGCGGTTCCGGCGATGCAGGCCAAGCTGCGTGGCCTGCGTGACGAGAACGGGCAGCCCATCTTCAAGCGCGACAGCGTGCAGGGCCAGACCATTTACACGGTCGACGGCGTGCCGCTCGACTTCATCCGCACGGGCGCGCTTGACGACAGCGCCGCCCTGATGGTCGCGGGCGAGTGGGATAAGCTGGTGTACTCGATGCGTCAGGAAATGACGTACACGATTCTCACCGAGGCCGTCATTCAGGACCCCGACACGGGTGACATCGTGTACAACCTCGCGCAGCAGGACATGGTCGCCCTGCGTTGCGTGATGCGCCTCGGTTGGCAGTGCCCGAACCCAATCAATCGGATGCAGGACGTCGATGCTCACCGGTACCCGCTGGGCGTCCTGAAGCCCGCTGCCTGAGTCGAGGCATAACGGTGCGCCACGCCGTGAAGACGACGACGGTCGTTGCCCGTCGGTCGATGTATCGCCCTGCGGGGCGGGGACACCAGTGGGGCTTCCCATTGACTTCACGGCGTGGCGCACTCACTTCCTCGACCGAGGAGGTGAGACATGAGTGCATCGGATGAACAGGTCGCGCGCGTCAAGCGGCTTTGCTCCATCGACGCGGGAGACACGACTTACACCGACAAGGTGGTGGCCGAGTACATCGAGCGACGCCCGCTTATGGACGAGAACGGCTACGAGCCTGACGACAATCTCTGGAGTCCGACCTACGACACGTACCTCGCCGCGTCGGACATTTGCGAGGAGAAGGCCGCTGCCCTCTCGGGCAATTTCGACTTCAGCGCTGACGGGGGGAGTTACACTCGTTCGCAGGAATTCGAGCACTGGTCCAGGCTGTCGAGTCGTTACCGCTCGCGCCGCGCCGTCACGAGCGTCACGTTTCAGTCGAGTCGTCCTTACGTGCTGCGCGTCGACGAGGATGACGACGAGGACACGTCGACCGAGGACATCGGCCCGGTGCCCTGAGATGACCTATGCACGTTGCATCGGTTCTATGAAAGCGAACCCGTGTTCGCGTCCGTTGTCTCGGAAGGCGGCGCACGGTTTCAACGGTGGTCGACGACCACGACACGCGCAATATGGACACACATTGGCGCACGTCCAACGCGTCACCGTCGTTCCAACGCGCGGTGGCGCGTTTTGACGAGGAGGCGCACGGATGAGCAAAGCGTTCACCTCGGACGAGTTGGCAAGCATGAGAACTGCGCAGGAAGACCACATGATGGACACCTGCCAACTCGGCACCAAAACCGAATCTCAGTCGCCCTCGGGCCACGTCAGCGCGAGCTTCAGCTACGGCGCGGGCGTCGCCTGCGGGTTCTCGCCCAAGGGCAGCAAAGTCTCCGAGCGTACTGACGGCTCGCCCGTCTTCAGCGACGCTTCTTTGCGCCTCCCCCTCGGCACGGCAATCGACGCCACCGACCGCGTGAAACTCACCCACCGCCTCGGCGTCGCACTCAACCCCGAAGAAGAGTGGGATGTCGCGGGCGAGCCTGCGCGCGGTCCCTCGGGCCTCGTCGTGCCGCTCAACCGAGTGGAGGCGTGATGGCGAAATCAGGGACCCCGGTGCGTGAGCAAGTCGTCGGCGTCAACGAATTGCGCCGCAAGCTTGAGCGCGCGGGCGACGACGCCTCAAAGGCCGTGGCTGAGGGGTTGCAACTCGGCGCTCAGGTCATCGTAGGCGCGGCGAAACAGATTATCCGAGAGAAGGACATCATCGACACAGGAAACCTGTTGAACTCGGTGCAGTCGTGGCCCCCCGAATACACCACGGGCGGGCAAGGCGGCAAGACACAGGTGAGCGTCGACATCGGCACGCCCGTCGAGTACGGCGTCTACCAAGAGTTCGGCACGTCGCGCATGGGCGCGCGACCTTGGCTCAGGCCAGCGTTCGACGAGAACGTGGGCAAGGCCCGCGCCGCCGTGGCGTACTCCTTGCAGAAACGTCTCGAACAGTTGCGCGCGACGAAGGGGGGCGCGGAGTGACCGTCCTCGATGACATCTTCACCGCCCTCACCGGGCATGCCGACCTCGCCGCATTGGTCGAGGAACGCGTCTATCCGTCCAACCGCCCGCCCAAGTCGGGGTTTCCCTGCGTGACCTACTTCCGCGTCGACCATCCTCACGGCGAGACGCACACGGGTTGCACGATGTCATGGCCGCGCTACCAGTTCGTCGCGTGGTCGGAAGACCCCGACGAGGCAGAGGAAGTCGCCCTCGCGTTGAAGGGGGCTATCCGCAGCATCCCCCGAGCCGCTATCATCGTAGGCGGTGGCGACATCTTCCAGGCAGACGTACCCCTGCGGGGCGTGAGGTTGGACGCGCAGGTCTACACCGAGGAGGTAGCGTGATGGAGGAACCGCAGGGCGTGACGGCTGAATCGGTCGACGAGGCACCGTCGACCCCCGTGCCGCCCGATGGCGTGAAACCGGAGCGCGCGCGCACGACGGAGAAAGATGACGATATGCCGCCACCCCCGCCGCCGCGCATCTTCTTGCCCTACAGGAAAGACGCGAAATGGCACGGGCGCATCATGTACGAGTGCGCGTCCTGTTCTTTCTCCACGCTCGACGAGGAAACGATGCTCGCCCACGTAGGCGAGTGCAAACGAATGGGAGGTAGCTGATGGCTACGAAGGCAATCGCCTCACACGGCACCCTGTTGAAGATTGGCGACGGGGCAAGCCCCGAGGTCTTCACCACGGTCGCCGAGGTGGGCGACATCACGTTGCCGAACTTCGGCAACGAGAAAGAAGACGTGACCGTGCAGACGACCCCCGGTCGGAAGCGAGACTACAAGGTCACGCTCCAGAAGGACGCTACGGTCGAGTTCTCCATCAACTGGGACCCCTCCGACCCGACGCACGACAGCGTAACGGGCCTCAAGTCGCTCGCGGATTCGGGCAAACAGAACAACTTCCAGTGCGTCCTTCCCGATGACGTCAATACGACCTACACCTTCGCAGCCATCGTCGAGGACTTCCAGCCCGAGGCTCCGGTGAACGGCATCCTCAAAGCGAACATCGTCCTCAGCATTTGCGGCGAGAACGTGGAGACCAAGAGGGGGAGCGGTTCCTGATGACGAACCTGAAGACTCGGGTGCTCGGGCGCGACGACATTCTCGCCGCGCCCGACATTCATCCCCAGCGGGTTGAGATGCCCGAATGGGGCGGCTGTGTATACGTGCGCGGCCTCACGGCTCGTGAGCGTGACGCTTTCGAGTCGAGCATCGTATCGGTCGACAAGAACGGCGAACGCAAGGTGAACGCACGCAACGTGCGTGCTCGCCTTGTTGCGCTGGGCATCTGTGACGAGGGTGGTCAGCCTGTCTTCACCGAGAGCGATGTGAACGAGTTGGGCAAGAAGTCCGCCCTCGCGTTGGAGCGGTTGTTCGACACCATCAGGCACCTGTCGGGCATGACGGACGACGACTTCGCCGAGCTTGAGGGAAACTCAGACGGCCAGAGCGAAGGTTCGCTCACCGATTAGCTCTGGCCCTCGGTGGCATGACGGTGGAGGAGATGCTTGACCGCATGAGCGCGAGGGAGTTTGCGGCGTGGGTGGTGTTCGACCGCCAGGTGGAACCCATCGGCGACCGTCGAGCCGACCTTCGGGCGGGAGGCATCGCCGCCACCATCGCCAACGTCTTCAGGGACGAGAAGAAGAAGCGCGAGCCGTTCACGCCGGAGGAGTGCGCGTTGACGTTCCGCGACCTCGACGAACAACGCGCCGAGACAACGGCGAACAACGCCGCCAAGATGAAGATGTTGGCATCGTTGTTCCGCAAGAAAGACGCGGAGTGAAGGGATATGTTGCAGAACAGGCGCGCGTCGCGTCCACGCGCGTTAGAACGCGTCTGACGCGCATCGAGGTGCAGGCATGAGTGTCATCAGCACGTTGGTTGTCAAGCTCACCGCCGACACGGGCGATTTCAGCTCGGCGATGAACGACGCGGGCAAAGACGTGAGCAGGTTCGGCAAAGGTTACAAGGTCGCGCAGGCAGGGGCGGCTGCGGGCCTCGCCGCCATCACCGCCATCGCCACGAAGTCGGTCGGCGCGTACAAGGATTACGGCGGCGCGGTCAACAAGCTCACTTCGCTCATGAACGTCAGCACCGAGGACGCGTCGCGCCTTGTCGGCCAATGGCAACGCTACGGCATCGAGGCTTCGACGGGCATGATGGCCGTGAAACTCCTCTCCAGAAACATCGTTGCCGCCAAGCAAGGCAACAAGGGCGCCATCGCTTCCTTCAAGCAACTCGGCATCAGCATGAACGACCTCAAGAACATGAGCGCAGCGCAGGTGATGATGAAAGCGCGCGACGCCATGAGCATGATGGGAGACAAGACGCAGCGCACCGCCCTGATGCTCAAACTGTTCGGTCGTTCGGGCACCGAGATGGTGAACTGGACGAAACAAGCACCAAGCAGCATAGCGAACGTCAACAAGTCGTTGCAGAAACTCGGCCTCGTTTGGGGCGACAAACAGCTCAAAACCTACAAGGACATGGCGGCGGCGCAAGGCGATATGAAGCTCGCGTGGCTCGGCTTGCAGATGACTATCGCGCAAGCGCTCATCCCCACCTTGACTTCGCTCGTCAAGTGGTTCGGCGCGATCCTCACCATCCTTCAGCCCTATGGCGGCGTCTTGAAGTACGTTGCGGCAGGGTTGGCTGCTTTCCTTGCGGTGGGCAAGGTTGTCTCCATCTTCAGCCAATTCGCCAAGGTGCTGAAGATCATCACGGCTGCGCAATGGTTGTGGAACGCCGCCCTCGACGCCAACCCCATCGGCATCATCGTCATCGCCATCGCAGCGGCGATCGCCGCGTTCGTGTTGATGTACAAGAAGGTCGGCTGGTTCAGGAAGGGCGTAGACGCAGCCCTGCGCGTCGTGGTGAAGGTCGTCAAGTGGGCCTTCTCCTTCGTCTCAAAGGCGGTGCAGGCGGTCGTCGGGTTCGTGAGCAAACACTGGAAGGTCATGTTGGCCATCCTCGTCGGCCCCATCGCCGTCGCCGCAACGCTCATCATCGAGCACTGGTCGACAATCGAGGAAGGGGTGAAGGCTGCTGTCGCGTTCATCCTCAAAGTCGTGACGACGGTATGGAACGCGCTTATCAGCGTGACGCGGAAAGTGTGGGACGCAATCAAGGACGCCGTTACGACGGTCGCGAGGGACATCTACACCGTCGTGTCGACTTACTTCCGCATGTACCTCGCCGTGGTGCAGACGGTGATGAACGCGATTTCCTCGATCGTGCGCTCGGTCTGGAACGCAATCAAAGGCGAAGTCGCCACCATCCTCGTGGCCATCGCAGGTGTCGTGCGCGCGCAGTGGAACGCCATGCTCAACGTCGTGCGTTCGGTGATGGACACATTGAGGGGCGTCGTGTCGGGCGCGGCGCGGGCGGTCGTCAACGCGTTGCGCGCAGCGTGGAGCGGTATCGCGGGCATCGCGGGAGGGCTTTGGTCAGGAATCAAGTCGCGCGTCCTCGCGGCCCTCGACTTCTACAAGTCGATGCTCGCGGCGGGGAGGAGGATAGCGACAGGCCTGTGGGACGGCCTCAGTTCGATGAGCGGTTGGCTCTGGGGGAAGGTGAAAGGCATCGCGTCGGGCGTCTTCAACGCGGTGAAGAGCGGTCTGGGCAAACTTTGGCCTAACAGTCCGTCCAAGGCTGGCGTCGACGTAGGATATTGGCTTGGGAAAGGCATCGAGAAAGGCATTCACGGCAGCGAATCGGCAGTTCGCGGTGCCGTGTCGCGGTTGGGGGCGCTCATCACCGTTGCCCCCGAGGCCCCGGCTCTTTCTTCGATGACGGTCGGCGCTGCCAACCCAAACAAACTCGCTCTTGCACCAGCCGTGAGCGTCGCCACGCCAGCGCCCGCGAGGATGTTGTCGCTCGACTTCAGCGGAGCAATCTTCGTCGACTCATCGCAGGCTGGCGTTGAACGCCTCTGGAACCTCGCGGTGCGCGGTGCGCAATCGGTTGAGGAACGGCGCAATAGGATGAGCGCATCGTGACGACACTGACACGCGTTAGAACGCGCGGTGGCGCGACGCGACGCCTTCGCGCATGTAACACGTCGAAGGCGCGTCTTTGGCCGTTCCGCGCGATTTCCGCAGGAGGCCACGCATGATTCTCACCGCGACGCTCGGCAACATCGAACTCCCGCTCGCCTCGGTGCAGAGCATCCCGCCGCTCGTCTGGCAGACAACGTTCGTCCCCGGAGGTCGTGGCGACGTGCCGCGCGCGGGGCGCATCATCGCGCCCGACGTGCGCACCATCCCGCTCGAAATCATCCTCGAAGCCAAAGACGGGGAAGACACGGGCGACATCGACGCCGCAATATCGGCAATCAACCGTCAGTTGACGACCGAGAACACGCTCGTCTTTGAGAACGACGAGGGGCAGACGGCGACCTGGTACACGTATCCCAGCGACCCGTTGCCCGTCCCCGTGAACGACCTTTATCGCCACGGCCTGACGTACCGCGAGACGATGCAGGTGCGGGTGCAACCGTACGCCTACGACGCGACACAACAGGTGAACGAGACGACGTGCGCAACGCCAACGTCTGTCGACTTGTCGAACATGACGGGCGAGTATCCCGCTCCCTTAACCGTGACCATCCAGAAGTCCAACGGGCAACCCGACATGCACAGCGTTTGGCTCGCCCTTTGCGCCGACGAGACGTGGCATGGGTTCGTCGTCGAAGCAATCAACGTGACCGGCTGGGATGATGAGGTCGCCGACGCGGGCTTGGGCGTCAATGTCGTGCGTTTCGCTGCCGGCGCTCCCGCCGACATCGGCACGGTCGACGTGACCGACTTCCCTGCGTCTTCGTACATCGTCCTCGCGCGAGTCAAAGTCACCACAGGCGGGTCGCTCGTCATCGCGCAGGAATACGGGAACAACGTGACCGAGACGCTTGACCGTTGGCAATGGGTGTCGCTCGGCGAAGTCGTTTTGCCGACACGCAAGACGCGCGGCGCGGGAGCGACGACGTTGAGCATCTCCGCCGACGCGACGACGCAAGCGGCGTATTGTCATCGCCTCGCGTTCTTGCCCTTGCGCTGGGGTTTCTGTCGTTATCACGACGAAGACAACCCCGCCGCCGACATTTCGACGTTGCGCGCCGAATGGGAGGACATTTTCGTCGACGACGTGGTGGACTACGAGAACATCCTCGGCGGCGGGTTGAAGTGCCTCGGCGGGCAACTCATCGTGTTGACCGAAGAAGCGGCTGGCACCGCTCTGCAACACTTCGCTGACATACAGGTGACTTACAACCCACGGCGCAACTGGTTGGGTTGAGAAAAGGGGAGTTGATACCGCATGGCATGGGAGAAATCGGCACTCACTACCAACAACTGCGCCGCCGACCTGAGTGACCGCCTGAAGGCGTTGGTAGGGGGGTCTGGCGTTGCGAACTGGAAGTTCGTTGAGAACGTTCCTGCGGGGACGGGAGCGGGGCAATCGGGCAGCACGTCTTACAGCGTTGACGTATTCAAGTGTGCGGGCAACGGCACGAACGCGAACTCTGCCGGAATCGATTTCTACGTGGCCATCGCTCGCCCCGTCAGTTCGCCGAACAACGGGTTCACCCTGTGGACGTTCGAGTTGTACTCGCCCATCGCCAACGCGTCGAACAAAGGCATGACGGCGAGACCCACCGGACAATCCAACGCACCAGTCACGGTGCCTGATACGACCGACTATTCCTTCGATTCTTCGGCAGGCACGCCTACCTATCGCACTTTCGAGGCGCGAAAGAGTTACGGCTCTTATTGGGGCGCCACATTGACCAACTCCGGCTTCAGTTACTTCATCAAGGTGCACAAGGATTTCCTCATCATGAGCGTGTTGTACGGTGGCACTGCGTATTCCTTTTACGCGGGCCTCATGCAGAGCGCTTTGACCAACATCTCCGACCCGATGCCGCTCGTGCTCTTTGGGATAAGCGGAAGCAATGTGGCACGAGGCGTGATGAATGTATCGGTCTATTCGCCCAGCGTTTCTCGCGGGGCTTTCTCGCGGTTGCCTGGGGTGACCTCGGCCTCCATCTCGGCGGCTGGCTTGACGAACTTGGCCAACAACGGAGTGTGGTGTTGTGCATCGTCGCCTGTTCTCAATGGAAATTTGCAGAACGGCGGCAACACGAGCGGAGCGAACGACCTTTGGCTGAGTAATTTGGATGTTGCTTGCCGCGTCGCCGTCACGCACCGGATGGTCGCTCCCGGCAACGCGACTTGGCCGGGGTATGTGGGCTACCTTCGCGGTTTTTTGCCCGCCGACGTGCTTGCTCTCTATGATTACGCGGGTCATTCTTGGGCAGACACGACGACTATTGACGGAGTCAGTGATTGGACGGCCTTGACACCCACAAGTTCCTACACCGACATTGGCGGCACTTCCCTATTTCCCTTTGTGAGGGCGGTCTGAGTGGCTGCGTTGGCGACACAGCAAACCGCCCCGTCGTGGGCCGACCCTGCCGCGTTGCTCGTTTTCCTGACGCGCACTGCTAAAGACCTCGCGACCGTCTACACGGATGTCGACGTGTTCGTAGGGTTGAACGCATACAAGCAACTCAAAGGTTACAAGGGACCCACGAGCAGTAAGTAAACCCGATGCAACTCCTCACTCAGCAAACAACCCTAGATGGGTTCGATGGTGAAGTCTCGTGGACCGGACTTTCGTTACTTATCAACGACGACGCGCCGACGACTGATACCAACGCCGTAACCTTGACCATTTCGGCTAAAGCGGACGACGTGGCGCCAGCGCAAATGTGTTTTTCGGACGACGGCGCAACCTGGAGTCCGTGGGAAACCTACGCGACGAAACGTTCATACACGTTGCCGCCGCAGACCAGCTATCCGGGCGAACTCAAGACCGTTTATGCCAAGTTTCGCACCGCAGATGGCAGTGTGGGCGGAGAAGTCAGCGACAGCATCATGCTCCAAGTCGTTTGGACGTTGCTTGCATTGCTTATCAACGGCGGCGCTCCCGCGACCTTCAGCCCTGACGTGTCGTGCCGCTTCAGGGGTTTCTCGTCGGCGTCGAGCTTGCGTTACAAGTTGCCGTCTTCGTACCGCATCAGGGACGCAAGCGGAACATGGTCAGACTGGGCGACCTACGCACCGGATGACGTGCGCACGGCGCAGGGCTGGATGACCGTGCCCTTCTCGTTCCCGCACGCCAGCACCCACACCGTCGAGGTCATGTTGCGCGACGACAAGGGGAACACCATCGTCGTGAGTGCGGACATCGACGTTATCGGCCCTGCCGACACGCTCGGCGGGGCCGCTGCGCCTGTCGACATCACGAACTGGCGACTCCAGCTTGGCACCACCATCGATGTCATCGACGCCCTCGATGCGCCGCCGAAGTTCAATATCGGCGAACACGGGCCGGGTTCGTTGCAGGCGAGCATCCCCGTCGAGCATCCGTTGCGCCGCTGGGCGAACGAAATCACGGCGGGCGAGGATGTGAAGCTCTGGGACGGCACGTTGCTCCTCTGGGACGGGAAACTCAAGCCGCCGATGCCCGTCTCGGGCGATGAATCCGCGCTCGTCATCGACGCGGCTGGCCCGCTCGACCTCGCGAAGCAGGACACTTCATACCTTGAAACGTTCGTCGACGCCGACCCATCTCATTGGACAATCAGCAGCAAGGCGTCCAAAGCGTTCGGGTGCGACACCGAGGGCGGGCCATCCGTCATGCACACCAAGGGCCGCGGGGTTGAGAGCGGCAAAGGCGCGGGCGTCTGGTATTGGGTCAACGGCGGCAAGAAGAACGTCGCCATCGACCATGTTGAGTTCAGCGACGCCTCGTCCATCGATGTCGGTTCGGCTCATTGGTTCGCGCGTTTCCAAGTCGCAACTTCGCCCTGGTCGACGTGGACGACGGTGAAGGAATGGAACAACGAGACACTGAGCGACACCGCCATTCGCATCCCCGAGACGGCTGGGCACTCGTTCGCTGACGACGGGTACGCCAACGTCTACGCGGTGAAAATCCTCCTTGTTTGCGACACCGACCTCAGCGCCGCTGATTCGACGAACACGCGTTGGGTTGACCTCGTGGACCCGCAAGTGTTCGTCAACGTCGACGTGGAACCTCGCGTCGACCAAGTGTTGTCGTCTATTGCATCCGACCTCGGTTACACCGACCAAGTGGTCGAGACGGTCGATACGACCTTGTCGTCGCTCGCGTTCTTCGACCCGACGACACGCTCGGAGGCGATGGAACAGACCGCGCTTATGCATCGCGGCGAAGTCGAATGGGGATGGCGAGGAGGCATCTTCTACTGTCGCCCGAAACCGAGCCTGCCCGACGACCGCACTCGTTGGTACGTCATCGACACTAGGCGTTGCGAGTGGGGCGTCGTCTCGGACGAGGCGCGTCGCGTCGATTATGTGGCGGTGACGTACCTAATCAAAGGCGACCACACCATCCCGCAAGGCATTCCTCAAGTCGTTTATCGACCGACCGTTCCGCCCTACTCGATTGCTCGCGTCGGCACGCTCGACATGACCGACTATGGCCCGATGACGACGGCGGCGGCGCAAGACGCAGGCGACCAATGGCTGACGTGGAACGACTCGCAAGCGAAGGCTGGCCCCATCAGCGGATTCGGCGGTTCGTTGCGCACCGTCGATGGACTGTGGGTGCCCTCGTGTCACGCGCGCAACGGTGACTGGATTCAGCCGCTCGACCTGTTCAACGTGGGGCCGTTGTACATCACCGGTGTCGAGGTGAACGGCATCGAGGACGTGACCTTGTATATCGGCGGCAGCGAACGCGACTACACTTATCGACCGCGCAACATCGGTTGGCTCTTACCGGGGGGGCGAACACCGAGGCCACCGAAACGCAGGCCTATGAGCAGGAAGTGGGACGGGTAAGGACAAACGATATATCGACGGTGGGTTGCGGTGACGAATAACAGCCTATTCGAGGGGCTTTCGGTCAGGGATGAGAAAGTCTTACGGATGTTGATTGACCAGTCGGCTGAAGCGGCTGCCAAGAAAGTGATTGACGAAGTATTCAAGGACCCGAGATTGAGTCCTTTGCCGAGGCTCGATTCGCTGGAAAAGGTGGTATACGGGTGCGCCGAAGAGGGACGCGAGGGCGTAACCGAGAGGCTGAGTCGTGTTGAGGGGGCGATGGGGAACATCGGCAGGGTGATGTGGATGGCCGTCGGGGCTGGTATTGTCGGGCTTATCGCGGGGGCTTTAGGGGCGATTTTCAAGTGAAGGGAACATGATGACCGGTCCCACTAAACCGTTATTCAACTGAGGAGGGGTCATGGAACATCCCGAAGGCAAAGACATCATCGCCCTCAAGAAAGTTGCTCACCGCATCGCCAAGGGCCGCAACGTCGATATCCCGAGCGGGTTCATCCCCACGTCGCCCGTGTTGGGGGAGGCCGCGAAGACTCTCCTGCGCCGCCTCGCCGCGAGCGAACCGCCTCAAAAAGAATGGCGGGAACGCCTCGTCGAGCACGCGCTCAAAGACGTTGGCGTGACCGAGGAGCCTCTAGGCTCGAATTCAGGGCCGCGTATCGATGAAGCGCTCAAGTTCTGCGGGCTGAAATCCGGGGAACCTTGGTGTGCCGCGATGGTCAGCCTGTGGCTGCATGAGATGAAGTACGCGGGGCCATGGCCGACGGATAAAGGCTACGTGCCTTCGTGGGAGGACATGGCGCGAGCCAAGGGCCTTGTCGTGCCCAAGGCGGACGTGCGTCGCGGCGACATCGTGACATTCCAGTTCGACAGCGACCCGCAAGGCGACCACATCGGCCTCGCCCGAGGTGCGTGGGAGGGCGGCACCTTGCCGACCATCGAAGGTAACACCGAAGATGGCGTGAGGACTCACCTGCGAACGGTGGCGCAGGTGCATATGGTCATTCGCCCGCCTCAGCCGTGATGTTCTTACTCGCCTTCGTCGCCGTCGTTTTCGCCGCCGTCCTCGTCTTTGGGGCCGCGCTTTGCCGCATGTCGACCCTTTGCGAGAACGACGCCGAGCGACGGTGGAACGGACGCGACCACGACGCGGATTGACGCGGTGCAAACTGTGTCAGGTCCATGCAAGGCGCACCTATGTTCGCATGTTGCCTGCCCAGGCGGCGCACGGATTGACGGCCACGACACGTCGCATATGGACACACGTTGGCGCGTGTCTGGCGTCGGAAAGCGCGTGGAAACGCGTGTCCGTCGATTTCGCGCCTTCACGTCGACCGACGTTCAAGGATTGACAGACATCGACAAGGCGACGAACATAGGCCGTGGGGGGGTGAGGCAAATGAATTGCATCCTCATGGCGCAGATGTACGAGTTGGGCCGCATCGACGGGAACTTCCGCGCCGAGGCCGAGCGTTGCTCCCGCGATGGCGAGTGGGCGCGACGCGACTTGTTCCTCAGCTTCGCGGCTCGCGTGCATGAGGTCGCCGCCATCCTCGGCGACGCTCGCGGCGAGGCTGACGAGGTGTTGGCCCTCGCCGAGCTTGAAGCCCTCGCATCCGACGCCGCGCTTCACTTGAGCAACGTCGACCTCACCCGCGTTTACCGAGTGTTGACCTTGGCTGAGCGAGTCGCGTAACGTCGACAAATACCCCTGCCCCTCGGGTCGTTCCTCCGGGCGGGGACACGAGGCCGCCCTGTATGCCTGTGCGGGGCGGCCTCACTTCGTTGTCCATATGGCATACGCCTCAAGCTTTGACAGCGTTTGACTCCCGCATCGGGCTGTCGATAATCGAACCGACACAGGCAACGCCGCGCAGGAGGAACGACAATGCTCCACAACATCGATTATTCGCTCCAGTTCCCCACCATCGACGACGCGCTCGCCATGACGTTCGACGCCATGTGGGCGCGTTCACGCACGTACACGACCCCCAAGCACGCCTTCGAGTACGCCCGTCGCCGCGATAACGCTGGGCACGATGTCGCCCTCGCTTACGTGCCCTCGCGCGGGTTCGTCGTCTGGATGCACTGACTTCCCTCATATACGCCGCCGTCGCCCCGGCTGGGGCTGGCGGCAGCGGAATCGAAGGGAGGTGACATTGTGCAATTGTGGAAGACACTGACGCCCGAGGAACAAGCCAAGTATGTGATGTTCGCCCGCACGCTGTACGACCCGGCCCAGAAGCTCGAAATCAACCCCGTGCATCATCCGGTTGTGCGCCTCGAACTCGCGCGCCTCGTCGCGCTACAGGCCATGCACGACGTGCTCGACATGGGCGCATCCGTCGTCCAACCGATTGTCGATTACTTCAAGATGGAGGGCGTCGACGTCACGAAGCTCGGCCCTGAGCCGACCGATCAAGGAGACTGACATGACCAGGAACATCATCGACGCGAACAAGGAACCGGTCGCGACCGTGACCCTCGAAGGAGCCGAGGCGTTCGTCGACCTCGTGAACCCGCTCCCGACGCGGATGACCGCCGCCCAAACCCGCATCCTGCGGGACGCTCTCGGGCAAGCGTTGCGCGAAGCGCGGAAGGCGCAGCGCAAAGCCGTTGCACCGCCCAAGGACCCGGAAGCGAACGCGCCGAAGAAAGACGCTTCCCCGAATAAACCGCAGGCGACGCCCGACCCCAAGCCCTCGAAGCGCGGGACGAAGAAGGCGACCGACGATGAGGCGCATGTCGCCGTTTGACGCCGACTTCGCCCCGTCCTGCATCGGTTGCAAACATTTGGAGGACTGACATGAAACGTCACAACGACGCGGGGCGCATCTGGGAATACGGGGACCGCGACTCAAGCTTCGTGCCCGCGAACATGCCAGACCTCGAAGATGTCGCCTTCGAGGACCGCGTGAGCAACGACACGATGGGCGAATGGTGCGACGAATGAGCTACGACGATTGGAAGACGACGCCGCCCGACGACCGAGGTTACTGCCCTTGGTGTTATCGCCCGGTCGAAGACTTCGACGACGCGACGCCCGCCGATTCGGGCGAAGACTGCGGCGAACACTCAAACGAACGCACCGCCGTCTGCACCTGCGGATGGTCGGGTTGGGAGTCCAACCTGTTGTCGCGCGACGAAGCGCGACGCGAAAGCAAAGAAGAAGCGGCCATCGCCCGTGCGGAATCGCGCATGGACGAGGGCGACATCGACGCTTGACTTGATTCGACGCGTTCTAACGCACGGTGGCGCGTCGCCATGCACTCGCGAATGTATCGTGTCGCGGGCGCAGGGTGGACGCGCCACCGTCGTCCCAAATGACGGGAACGATGTCTACACACGGCGTTGTCCGAGACGACAACACACAGTGCGTGCGTGAACGTTTACAGGGATTGACTTCCTCGCCTGGGTGTCGATAATGAACCCAACACAGGCAATCGCAACACTGGAGGAACGATGAACCCGACGCCGAACTTCACCGACCTGACGAACGACATTTACCTCGTGATGCGCGAACATCTCAACGACGCGCGTTTCCCTTACTTCGTCGATTTCTACGCCGCCGTGATGAAATCGCGCCGCGTCACGCGCATCGACCTTCTCGAATTGGTCAATGCCGTGACCGATTGTTCCCGCATCACCGACCCGTCACGTTATTTCGACCTTAACGCGCGCATCGCTTACAACAACGTCGTGCGCGTCTATGAATCCATGAACCGCGCCGCCGTTTACACATCCCCCGATTTCCCGCTCGTCGTCGACCTTGACGGCCCGAACTCCGGCGACAATTTCTCCATCCTTCACGACGACGATTCCGCGACGCGCGAACGCAAACTCGCCCGCCAAATGCCCGTCGCCCCGCGCTACATCGGCATCGAAGACGTCGCGCGTTGACCCGCTCGACACCCGCCGCCGTCGCCCTTCGGGGCTGGCGGCAGCGAAACAACCTGAAAGGAGGACATCGCCTTACGTTACGTTCGTCTGTTATCATCGTTCAACAATGGTCGACATTCGACCAACGACCACGGAGGCAACCGTGAACGAGACAGTGAAGTGCGCCGACTGCGGCAAAGACATCGAGGCGACTGAGGATTGCACGTACCCCGGAGGGCGACGCGTCATGATGAGCGTATCGGTGCGTATCGTCCCGAAGGGCAACCCCTACGGCTACACATCCGACTCCTCGCACTATCAGTCCGTCGATGGGCTGTTGTGCGTTGCGTGCGCGGATAAGCGCCGCGACGACATGTTCGCCACCGCCGTGAAGTGGGAGGCGAGCCGTTGACGACTGCGACGAACAACGAATGGGAGTCCCTACAGGTCGCCGAGGTGTCGGCGCAAGCGATGGTCCTCGCCGCCGAGGCTGAGTCGGTCGCGGTCGTCTCCGACAGCAACGTGAGCGCGGCGAGCGAACTCCTCGCCCGTTGCAACGCGCACTTGAAGGATTCCGAGGAACTCCGGAAACGACTCACCAAACCGCTCCTCGACCACAAGAAGCTCATCGACTCGTTGTTCAAGGAGAAGCTTGCCCCGGTCGTCGACATGGAGGCCAAATTGCGGAGGGCCATCGCCGCCTACCACACCGAGAAAGAGCATGAACGACGGCGCCGCGAAATCGAGGCCCGCGAGGCGCTGCGTGAAGCAGCGAAACGACGCGAGGCCGAGAACGAACGTCTCGCGCAGGCTATCGGCGTAGACCCCGCAACGCTCGCAGGACCCGACCCCGACACGTTCGCCGTCGTCGTGCCCGAGAACGTGCGACGTGTCGACACGGCGGCTGGTTCGGTGTCGGCGCGGCCCGTCACGCGCGTTGCAATCGAGGACGCGAACCTCGTGCCGCGTGCGTACTGCACGCCCGACGAGAAGGCGATACACAGGTACGTAGACTTCGCGGTCAAGCAATTCGGCTGGGACCGCGCGCTCGAAATATTCGCCGCCGACCTTCCCGGCGTTCGCGTCTGGCGAGAGATGACGACGGTCGTGGGACGCCCACGCACGGATGAACGGTGACGCATTTGGAACGACGGTGGCGCGCGGGAGGTGCATCTTCGATGTACTACATTCGTTCGCATCGACCAACGCGTCACCGTTGACCCAACGAACGCACCACGACAGGAGGTGACGATGACAGAACCTACCCCAACAAAAGACCCGTGGCTGACGTTGCACGAGGTCGCAGCTCGCGAGGGCTGTTGCTACATGACCGCGTGGCGAGCCGTGCAACGCGGCGACCTGAAGGCGAAACGTCGCAGGCCGAACTCTCATTGGAAAGTGCGCGCGTCGGTCGCCGATGCGTGGGGCCACCCCGAGGAAGGTGGCGACGAATGAGAGAACACACGACGCACTTCATTGACTGCGGTTGTTTCACCGAGAAATATGAGGCCCGCATCGCCGAGTTGGAGGGCGAGCTGCAGATGACGAAGGTCTGCGGGAGCTGCGCACACTGGGACCCCGTGCGGTTCGATTGCAAGTTGGAACCTACATACGACAAGCAAAGGCCATGGAGCGGGGACTACTACAACCTCAACCACTGTCACTTCACGCCGTCGCGCTGGACTGCCTACGCGAAGAGAAGAGCAAGTGATGGCGGGCGGTAATTACTACCTGTGTGATATCTGCAAGGCAAAGACGTTCTACGACGCAGACTTCGATTGGTGGAGCTCAGGCGTCGGAGATTTGGTGTGCCTCTGTTCCAAGTGCGCCGAGCGATACGAGGTCGTCATTCGCTCACGTGATGTGCAGGCAGAGGTCGCCCGCGTCGCCGCACTGGAAGCCGAGGCGGAGCGGCTGAAGTGCTGCGGCAACTGCGCATATACGCAATACGGATGGGCATCTGGGTTCCGTTGCTATGCGCGGAGTCCCTATCGCCTCACGATGCCGCACGAGCACTGTCATGTCGAGTGGTTCGATGGCGAATCTCTATGGGCTGCCCGCGTGGACGAAGGGGGCGAGTCATGAGCATCCGATACGACTCCGCGCGCGGCAACTTTGTGGACGGGAAGCGATACGTTCCCCCGGTTACCGTTGCGGAGATGCTGAAGCAAGCCGAGGCCGAGGTGAAACGGTTGCGGGGGGAGTCAGTCCGATTGCGGTGTTGTGCCAATTGCGGTCAACCGCATTCGTTCAGCCTGAGCGAATGTTACTCCAAGCCAACCGCCAACAGCGCGCCCGAGGTAATCGAAGAGGGATGGCCAATCATCGAACCCGACTGGCGCTGTCAGTTTTATCCGTCTCGCTGGGTGCCCCGCGACGAGGAAGGGAACGACGAATGACAACGAATGGCAGACTGCGGTACAGTGGCAACGTCGTCTTCGCCGACGATGGTTGCCTCTGGGGGCAGTCGACCCGCCGCAGGTCGACTGCCCCCGCTCTTTCGGGGGGCCTGTCGTGAAACGCAAGGCCCCGACCGAGTACCCCGCTCCCGCCTTCGCCGCCGCGCTGTGCAAGCGTCACCTTGGCGAAGACGTGTGCACCTTGACCGAGGCGCGGGGCGAGATGAGCGTCGCCGCCCTCGCCGCGCAGACGGGCATCAGCGCAAGTCATCTCAGCGAAATCGAACGCGGATTGCGACTCCCCGAGCCGCATGAACTCCTCGCCTTGGAGTCACTTCACGGTGGTAGGCTGCTGCACGTTGTAATCCCCATCATCGTGAGAGGAGGTGACGCGTGAACGGTTGGAAAGGCATCCTTTGGACACTCGGCGTGGTTGCCGCATGGGGTTTCGTCTCCGCACTGGCGACCTTTCGCTATGACGTGTTCAACATGACGAGCGAGAACTGGCAGACGACCGTGGTCGCCATCATCAGCGGCCTCGGCGTCTTCGCCACGAATTGGCTCGCCCCGTGGGTGACTCGCTACGGCATAGGGAGCAAGGGAGGCGAATGAATTTGAAGTGGCGACCGTTGGAAGTGGAGATGACTCCCGAAGAGTGGGAGGCTCGATGGCGGGCGCGCAGGGAACGCGAGCGGTTGTCTCGCGCCCGCCGCGAGCGAAGGCGTCGGCGAGCGGGCAACATCGCGCTCTTCGCCCTCGCATTGTTCACCGTCTTGTACCTGGGAACGCACGTCGTGGTGAGCTTGTTGACTCATTGACGCCACGCTGACACGATGAACCTGCGGCAGTAAACGATTGTCAAAGGAGGCACATTGGCGAAGAGGACCGAACCCACCCCTGAGGCGGAAGTTCCCGCGACGCTCAAGCACGATGCGTCGCTGAACATCCACCAACGCCTGTTGCTCGTGGCGAGCGAGGCCAGCTACGTCCAGAAGAAAGGACGTGCAACCGCAGGCGGGACGTACAACTACGCGAAACATGACGACGTGATGGCAGCCGTCCGACCCGCGCTCATCCGTTACGGCGTCGGGTGGTCAATCAACGTCGACCCCGAGTTGTCGAGGTCTGAACCTGCGGGCAAGACGAAATCGGGGGCAGAACAAACTCTCTGGACTTTGTGGGCGACCCTGACCTTTTTCAACGTCGACAAGCCCGATGAACGCATCACGTCTCGTTTCGTCGGCGAAGGCATCGACACGGGCGACAAGGCGACGGGAAAAGCGCTGTCGTACTTGACCAAGAACGCATTGCTCAAAACGTTCTTCATCGAGTCGGGGGACGAGGCAGACAACGAACACTCCGGGGCAGAACGGGGCGCACGCAGCGCGCCGCGCAACGCTCCCGCCTCTCCGCCCGCGCCCGCGAGCAACGGCGACCCCGCGGCGGCTTTCCTGCGACAGTTCTGGGCCGTCGCGCGCAGCAACAAACTCGACGAAGGCACCATCCACCGCTGGTTCAAACGCAACCTCGGCCTCGATTCAACGAAGGCCGCGACCGTCGACCAACTGAAGACGGCGACCGATTGGGCACGGAATGTCGGTGACGCGCAACGCAAGCTTGGCGGCGAAGTGCAAGCGAGCGGCATCGTGCCGACCGACGTGATGGCCCACGCGGGCGAGGCGTTCGGCGTCCAGCACCTCGACGAATTGACTCTCGAAGAATACGCCGACCTCATCGGTTGGGTCGGGGGGCTTGCCGACGAGAACGTTCCCTTCGGGAACGACGACGACGCGCCCTTCATCACAGGCGAACCTGACGACCAAGGAAAAACGACGTGAAACCGGGGGGCGGGGCGTCCTGCGCGTCCCGCCCCCTTCCTTTGGAGGGACCATGGCAAACACGGTCATCATGTGGGCGTGGGTGGGGTTCTCTGCGGTGTGCCTCGTCGTCCTCGCCATCGCCATCTACTGGAGGAACCTATGAGCGCGCAAGGCAACCTGTTCCATGAACTGTTCGACCGACCCCTGAGCGAAGCCGAGAAGGTGCGCGGCGAAACGCTCGCCGAGTCACACTTGTTGTCGTGGCGCGAGCGCGCGGATGAATGGGTGCGCGAACGTGTCGGCTGCGACTTCACCAGCGAAGACATCCAGAGCGACATCGGGCAACCGACCGACGAGGACGGCAGGCCGACGAACAACGGCGTCGGGGGTTACATCGCGGGCCTCGCGCGTCGCGGCGTGACCGTCAAAGTTGGTTGGACCAAGAGTGAACGCGTCACGAATCACGGCAGCGACCTGCGCGTCTGGCGCATCGTCAAGGCTCCCGATGCTCGAACGTGACCTCCAGCGGCAAGTCGTCGCCGCCCTCACCAAGCTTGGGTTCATGGTCGCCGAGGTGCAATCGACACGCGCTTACCGTGGCGACCCCGCCGCATCTCGCACTACGCCGGGCTTTCCCGACCTCGCCCTCATCGGGCACGGGCGAGTCAACCTCTGGGAGCTGAAGCGGCCCGGCGAATCGCTGAACAAGAATCAAGTGAGCTTCCACGCCGGGGCGATGGCACATGGGTACTTCATCCCCGTCGTGTCGTCGCTCGACGACGCTTTGTTGTACTACGAGAAGCAATTGACGCGGCCTTACCGTTGCCCTCGATGCGGGTACGCGACGAGGTAAGGCGCGACAACGCGCGAATGACGCATTAGAACGCACGGTGGCGCGCGGTCGCGCATGAACGCGAGTACTACGTCGAAGTCGTCGTTTCTGCCGCCACCGTCGATTTCCAGAGGGAGAACGAATGAAGGTCCTCATCACGGTTCGTTTCAGCCGCTTCACCATGCCCGCAGCGCCCGACGACATCATCGGCAAATTGCCGCACTCTCTTTGCATCAGCAAAGACTTCGATGACGTTGAGGAAGCGGGCGCGTTCATGGCTCGGGTCAACGTCGCTGTGAGCGAGGCGTTGCGCGAGATTGCAGCTTCATCGAACAGTTGAGGCATGTCGACGACGCGGCCTGATAATGTCGACACAGGCGAAGACGAAGGGAGCGCGATGGCGCAATGGGTCCGGGTTGATTGCGACCTCCTCGACCATCCCAAGTTCCAAGTCCTCGCGGAAGACCTCGGCGACGATGAAGGCGCGGCTGCGCTCGCTTTGTTGCAGACGTGGCTCTGGTTCGCCGAGGTTGAACCGTCAGGACGGGCTGAGGGGCGCGCCTTGCGCGCGTTCACGAGGTTGCTCGGGAAACGCACGGGGCGGGACGGCAGTGCCGTCGTCGCCGCCCTCGTTGAAACTGGGTTCCTCGATGCGGGGCCAAACGACGACGAATGGTCGTTCCTTGAGGTCCACGACTGGGCGCAGTACAACGGCCTCCTGTGGGAGCGACGATTGTTGAAGCGTCAACAGAAACGCATTGAGCGCGAACGCGCGACAGGCGACAACGAAGGCGACAACAGGGCGACACGAAGGCGACAAACTGAACGTGATTCGACGACAACAGGGCGACACGAAGGCGACTCTCGCGCGGGCGCGCAAACGCTTAACGGAGAACGCTTAACGAAGAAAGAGCTTAAACCCTTTAAGGCGAGCGACATCGACAACGACTTTGAGTTCTGGTGGGTCGAGTACGGGAAGGTCGGCAGCAAAGCCGATGCGCGCAAATTGTACGGGTGGTGGCGCGAACGAGGCGCGACGCGTGACGACCTGTTCGTCGCCGCACGCGGCTACAGGTCGCATTGTGAGGCGACCGATTGCAAGATGAAGCACGCACGCACCTTCCTCGCCAAGGACCTGAATCGCTGGAAGGAATGGGCCGAAGGCGAGGAACACGGAACGATGGACGTGAGCGGCACGCGGCGATTGAGCGATGTGATTGAGGCAGGCATCGACATCTTTGGAGGCGACCATGAACGAATCGGACCCGCAACGCATCCTCAAGGCGGTCAAGCTCCTCGCCTCAGCCTTCCCACGGGCGGCGTGGAAACCGGAGAGTGACGCCGCATACAGCATGGCCCTCATTGACTCGGGGGCGACTCCCGAAGAAGTCAATGCAGCAGTGAGGACGCTTATCCGCACCGAAGAGCAGTTGCCCAGCGTGGCGACCATCCTTGACGCAATCTCCGGACACCGACGCGACGACGTGCAACAGGCGTGGCGTTGCCCGTCATGCGGTTCAGACAAGGTTGCCGTCCTTGACTCGACTCCGGTGCTGTGTTTCGACTGCGACTGGCAACCCGATGGAGGAACGACGTGACCGAGAGCAAGAAGATGACCACCGCCCAACACCGCGACGAGTGGCGCAACCTCGCTTTGCAGGAACGCGAACGCGCAAACAACGCCGAAGAGATGCGCGACGCGTACTTCGCCGACCTCGAACGCGCGACGCGTGAGCTTGACGCCGCGCGCTCGTGGGAATCGCGCTGGGAACGCTGGCGCGGCGACGTTACCTTCGTTGTCGTCCTCATCGTCGTGGCGTTCGCGTTCCTGTTCGTTACCACTCGTTGACGTGACAACGCGGCGGCTGCGGCAGTAATATGGGTCGCGGTCACGCTGACGGCGAGCGGGTGACCCGCCGCCACTCTGAGAAGGAGGACATATGGCGCAGGCCGAACGGTGGCGCAGCCGCATCGTGAAGACGGCTGAAGAAGACCCCGAACAACTCCTCGCGAATCCCCTCAACTGGCGCATCCACCCCAAGCACCAACAAGACGCTCTCGAAGGCGTCCTTGACGATGTGGGTTGGGTGCAGAACGTCATCGTCAACGAGCGCACCGGGCACGTCATCGACGGACACCTGCGCATCACGCTCGCCATCCGCGAGGAACAGCCCAAGGTCCCCGTCGTGTACGTTGACCTCACCGAGGAAGAAGAACAGCTCGTCCTCGCAGCACTCGACCCTATCGCCGACCTCGCTGTGCCCGACGCCGACAAGCTGGAAGAACTCCTGCACGGCGTCAGCACCGAGAACCCCGCCGTGAGAGAGATGCTGAGCGAACTCGCCAAGCGAGCTGGTATCGAGGCGACCGACATCTTCGAAGATTTGGTTGGGGACGAGGGCGAGTTCGCTGGCGCCGAGGTGACGTGGGAAGTGGTCGTCGCAGCTCCCAGCCCCGGCGACCGAGACGCGGTGGTTGATTTGCTCAGGGACAACGGCTGGGAGGCGACGGTGCGGACGGTGCGGCCATGAACGACAATCCTCGCCTGTTCGGGCCTGGCCCTGAGGAGCGGGCCTATCGCCTGCGGTCATTCGCCTTGGCTGAGCGGAAACAGCGCGAGCGGATGTTGGCTCGCCATCCCGCGAACGCCGAATACTGGCACGACCAAGTCGCCGAGGCTGAGCGCGCCGTCGATGACGCGTACGCACTCATCGAGTACTTCGTGGCGACGCTAGGCTCGTGACTATGCACGCTGCATCGGTTCCATGTAGACGAACAACCGTTCGCGTCCGTTGCCTGTCCAGGCGGCGCACGGTTTCGCCCGTGGTCGACGGCCACGACGAACACAATGTGGACATACGTTGGCGCACGTCCAGCGTCGGAAATCGCGTGGTGGGCGCGGTGGCGCGTTCCGTCACCTGACGACAGGAGGCAACCGTGGAACAAGATGAGATGTTCGACCGCACGCCCGAGGAACGACTTCTGGAGGTACGCCAGACGCTCGTGGCCGAGCTTGAGCGGCACAAGAAGGCCATCGAGTCAGCGACGGTCAAGTTCAACAAGACGACTGCCCTGCTCGCCATGTTCGACGAAGGTTGTCGTGGCCTCGGGATGCGCGCCGAGGTGTTCGCCGTGACCGACGCCCTTGAGGGCCAGTTCTACGTGATGCCCGAGGATGACGCCCCCGAGGTCGACCCAGATACCGGGGAAGTGTTGTGACCGCCGAGCTGTGTTGCGTCTTCCCGTTCTGGAGTCAAAGCGACGCCATGAACTGGGACTCCAACTACGCTTACTTGCGCCGCATCCTCCCGGTGATGAGCGAGCAAATGCCCGATTGGTTGTGGCTCGTGATGTGGCCCCAACGGTCGAAGGGCGCGGACAAGTGGCGTTACGCCGACGATGGCCTGTGGTCCGACCGCATCGTGCCGTTCCCGTGGCCCTACGACACCGCCATGAGGTCGAGCGTCCTGACGTGGGACAGCGAACGCTTCAAGCTCCTCGACGCCCAAGGCGTGACAGTGTACTGGATGCACCAAGTCGAGTCGGCCCTTCAAGTCAAGTACGGCTACGCTGGCTCGTTCAACACCAACGCTCACCCAGCTTGCGTCGCGCAACAGCACTACATCATTCATGAGTCGCTGCCCTACCCGTTCGAGTCGCAGTTGCCCCGCCTCTGGGCGCAGATGGGCGGGACGCTCGCCGCCGACCGCGTGGTGTTCAACTCGAAGCACTGTTACCGCATGGCCGAGGAGTCGTTCGGGAAGTTCATGAACGGCAAGACGTTGCAACGCATCGCCGACAAGTCGCAAGTGTTGCCCTTCGGCCTCGTCGACCCCAAGCTGTTCGATGTCGACATCCGACCGCACCCCGTGCCCGTGGTCATCTACAATCATCGCTTCGAGAATTACAAGCAGCCCCAGCTCACCGCCGACGCCCTCACCGAGATGAAGCGGCGCGGACACAAATTCGAGGTTTGGGTCACTCAGTACGTAGGGCAGGAAATCAAGTCCTTCCCAGTCGACAAGGTGGTCGGCGACCCCGACCAGCGCAAGTACATCAGGAACATCGCCGTGCCGGGCATCAACGTTATCAACAGCCTGCACGAGACGTTCTGCATCTCGATGCAAGACAGCATCGCCCTCGGGCAACTGATGGTCGCGCCCAACGCCGTGACCTTCCCCGAGTTGGTGCCTGACGGGTATCCGTTCCTGTTCAACGACGAGAAAGAACAGCTCGCCATGCTCGACCACATCCTGTCGACGTGGCCCAAGGAATACGAGGAGTGGTCGCCTCGCCTGCGAGCCTACGCGCGTGAGGTTTGCGCGCTCGATTCCTACTGCGCCGCGTACAGCGACATCCTGCAACGCGAGGCTCTGGTGCCGCGCAAGGCGCAAGCGAAAGAGAAGAACCGGGTGAAGATTGAGCGCGCCATCGACAAGCTCACCGTGGGCGACCACGCCGTGACCGAGCTGGCGGGCAAATTCCGCGCCCTCATCGGGTTGCAGAGTCAGGCCATGCCCAACCGCCGCGTCGTGCGCGAGCTTGTTGACCGAGGGGCTTCGCTCGCCTTCGTCCAGAACAAGGTCGTGTTGCGCTGGCCGGGCAGGAAATCGTGACGTGATGAGCAAAAGCGACTGGGAACATTGGGGACGAGGCGACCTTTGGGGGATGCTCGAAGAGTGGTGGGACTGTAATCAAGAGCGCTATGGCATCAAAGTCTCAGAGGCCTACGCCGAGCGCACGGGCGAAGTCGACCCGTTGCACCTTCGCGCCATCGACGACTTGACGCGACCGACAAGGCCGCGGTTCACACCAACGGTCGGCACTTGGCTGCGCGAGCGTGCAAACAAAGGTCGAGGAAGTCGTGACGTGAAAGCCAAATGAACTCCCGGACACGACAGAACCTTGAGGCCCACAAGCGTGCATCGCGCATCGCTGCGGGAGCGCGTTGCCTCCTATGCCAGTCGCCGAGGTCTATCGGGCGCTGTGTACCCGCTCACTTCCCTCGCCATCGCGGCATGGGCGGGGGCCACGCGGGTTGGGGGGACGACGAATGGGTGCCTTTGTGCGGAGGGCTGAATGAGTGTCACGACATCGTGGACGGTCGCGCGGGAGCGTCGTTAGAACGATGGGAACAACATGAGGAAGCGCGACGCATCGTCGCGTCGCGTGCGCCTGCATGGTGGGCGTCCGTGAAGGGTGAGCGCTGATGGACCCGAAGAAGATACGGCACAAGCAAGATGTTGCCGCGCGTCGCGCATCGGTGGCCGAGATGTGGTCGCGCCGCATCACGCAACGCGACATGGCGCGGACGCTCAACGTGAGCGAACCGACCATCAGTCGAGACATCGCTTGGCTCCTCGAACAATGGCGCGCGGAGGCGGTGCGCAAGGTTGACGACGTGAAGGCGCGCGAGCTTGCCGACCTCGACGCGATGGAGCGGGACATCGCCATGGCCCTCGTCCCGCACAAGGGCAGCATAATTGCCTTGCGCGAACGCGCCCGCCTCACCGATACGCGGTTGCGAATCAAGGAACGGCGAGCGAAGCTCCTCGGCCTCGACGCGCCTACCCGCCAAGAGGTGAGCGGCCCCGACGAGACGCCGCTGTTCGGTGACGCCGAGTCGGTGCGTTCGCACTTCTCCTCGCTCATCGACGCCGCCGCCGAACGCCTCGCCCATGCCTCCGACCAAGCCGCTCGCACTTCGACTGGCTGACCTCCCGCCCGAGGAGAGACGACGCGTCATCGGTCGCCTCTCCTACGAGCAGGCCCTTGCCGCGCTGTACGACTGGGAGGGGACGTGGGCGCGGCCCGACCAGCGCGAACCCGATGGCAACTGGAGGACGTGGCTCCTGCGCTCGGGCCGGGGTGCGGGCAAGACACGCACGGGAGCCGAGTGGGTGCGGGGCAAGGTCGAGCGCAACATCTACGGGCGTATCGCACTCATCGCTCCGACCGCCGCCGATTGCCGGGATGTCATCGTTGAAGGTGAGAGTGGCATCCTCGCCACCGCACGTCACGACTTCAGGCCCAGCTACATCTCGTCCAAGCGTCGCGTCGAGTGGCCCAACGGGGCGCGGGCCTTCCTCTACTCAG